TACGATCGGTTTAGGGAAAGTGTTAATGGCGAAGCTGAAGCCCTGCTAGGTGCAACAATTGCCACCTGGCGTGAATCGTTTAGTATGATTCAAAGTAGGCTTCTTAGCTTGATAGGTGCTGCCAAAGCTTTACGCAGCGGCAACTTTAGGGCATTTCTTCGCGCCCTGAGGGTTCCTGCCAAGTCTAAGCATAAGAACAAAATCCGGGCCTTGCCCGATGAGTTCAGCAGCTTATGGCTGGAATACTGGTTTGGTTGGTCTCCTTTAGTTGCGGACATATATGCCGCGATTAATGTCATTCAAGGTCCCTTACCAAACGGGGCCGCCAAAGCACGCGCGAAAGCGTACAATGTTTTGGCAAGTAATCCTTATCCTTACCAGGAAAGGACTACTTGGGCAAGAGTCCGTCATCAAATCCTTGCTGACGTGACCTTGGAGAATCCCAACCTTTGGCTGGCAAACCAGCTCGGATTGGTCAACCCGGCTTTGGTGATCTGGGATGTTATCCCTATGTCATTCGTTGCCGATTGGTTTTTCGATGTGTCAGGCTTCCTCGGGTCCTTTACGGACTTCTTGGGTCTGAAGATCGACAATCCGTGTGTCACACACACTGGTGAGTGGTATGACACAGATTATCTGAAGTTGGAGTATATGGAGGGTGGTCCACAAACGTGTATAGGCAACTATATGCGTCGCCATTCGACGTTGCTTCGACCTCTGCCCAATACCCAATTTCGTACTAACTTGGGTAGTTCCATAACCCGTGCTGCGACTGCAGCCTCACTCTTAACCAAACTGCTGGTCGGCAACCCAAAGGGTAAGACCAGTTAAGGAGGTCATCATGCCATCCATGGCAAACATAACAGTCAAAGACAGCGCTAACGTCGACGTGATTTATGTCGCCGCTGCACCATCTGCTGGGGATCGTTCTCCAGCCATTTGGCGTGCAAACGCTCTGAGTCCCATCATCGGCTTCCGGCCATCTTTTACAGTGATGACGCGGGACAACCAGAAACAGAGCGGTCGTATCATGGAAGCAAGCTTCAAGTTCCCAATCCTTGGGACCGTGGACGGTCAAACCGTTGTGCTCGCAACCGTGCCATACACTTTCGCCGGAACTATTCCGACCAACATCGATTCGGCTTTGGCCCTTAATGCGTTTACGCAATTTGGGAACCTTTGCGCGGCCTCGTTGGTTCGGTCCGTTGTCTCTGATGGCTATGCACCCACTTAAAAGTAGGGTTTGCGGCCTCATTGACTTAACCGGCAGTGCTTTTTGGGCTATCGCAGGTATCTACCTGATGATCATAGTCCTCCTTATGGCTGTTCTTGTTCTACCCACAATAGGTAACCAAGATGAACGACCTTGCCCGCCCGATAAAAAGGGCTGCGACATTGCTATTCCAGAACCTCAACACTCCTATGACATTGAGTTGCGAAATACTCCTTCGTTATGGTGAGTGGGATCAACTAGCAACCCGCTGGATTGATCCAGGCAACTTTCTAGATTGTCCCAGTGGCATTCGGTTATACCAATATGCGGCGCAAGCCGCCGATTTTCTCCGTAAAATGGAGGGGTTACCGAGTACCTTCGATACGAAGGCGGCCGCTTACGACAACTTCTGGAAATGCCAGAAGAAGTGTAAAGAAACAAACCTCCTGTTTGAATACCTGTTGGACGGAGGGACTTATAGTCCTTATTCCGATCGTCTCGTTTCCATCCTGGAACGTGCACGCAAAACCATCAGGCGGATAATGGGACCCGTACCGGGCCGCCTCACTGGTGGCTTCGGTCCAGGCACTTGCTTCGGACTTGATGGTTCGACGTTCAAGACGTTAGCGGATAAGCTATGGCTAACCCCAACTGTGACTCAACAAGCGCAAGCTGTGTTTAGACACACCGTCGAAGGGACCTTATGGGACCGTAGACGTGTTGAGATAGGTCTTCCTTATTCGTCCATAGTCGAAGGCAACAAGTTTACAACTGTTGCAAAAGACGCCAAGACGGATCGCGGCATCTGTATTGAGCCGCTGGGGAACCTCTACTGTCAGCTCGGAGTGGGGAAGTACCTAAAGGAGCGTTTAGCAATGATGGGGCTTTACGTGCATCGTGAGGTGCACAACGAAGATCCTCTTCGCCACATGCTAGCGCGGCCCCGCCCTAACGGGCAG